ACTTTTTTATAAAAAGGTGTCAGTCCGGACAGTTATATCAAGTAATTTGCTGTCCGGATTCGGCTTTTGTTGCCTCAGGCTACGCCCTAGTTTGTCTCCCGACGGGTGACCGCAAAGGACGTGAATCAGAGATTAACGCCCTAAGCGGTCTGTATTTCGTTCTATAGAACGTTTATTTATTTTATATAGCCTATAGGCTCTTTTGCTTTAACGCTGCGCTAATCGCATTATGAGCCTATTAAGGCTTATTTTTATTTGTTTTTTTTATGTATAAAAAAACCCCCTTTCGGGGGTTTAGTATTAGCCAGCCTCAGACGGGTACGTCTGGGGGAGTCTCTGGCTGATTTGTTACCACAACCTCTACGGGTTGTTTAGTTTCTGGGGCTTTTGCAAGACCCCAGTCTATAAGTTGTTGATTATTTTCTGGATTATGTATGAAATCCATGAATTTTGCAGGATTGTTATCGAATTGTTTGCGTATTTCAGATGGTACGCTATCGAATGATTTTTCTGCTTTTAGTATTGCGTTCATTGTCTCCTGGAAGTCGTTATTTGGATTATCATCATATGTGAATTGCTGCAGTGCAGCTGTTTTTGCTATTAGATCCATACCATGACGTTTTACTATATTGTTTATATTAACCTCTTCTTTGTGTGCTTGCTCTACTCGTACTATTTCATCCTCTGGTGTACTGAATTGTTGCCTATTACGAATGATCTCGCCTTTTTCGTTTGTTTTATAGAATCCCATTTTATTCTCCGAATGGTGTAAAGGTTCCCGAGTAACCTTTATTTAGTAATTTGTACATACGTTCTGATTGTTTTTTAACTGTATCTTCTAAGTATTTATCGGCATTATCTAGTAAGCCTTTACCTTGTTTTGCATTTGATTGGTATTGCATTGTCCAATCTTTAAAGTTTTTCATATCTTTATATGCGGGTTCCCATAGTTGTTCAAAGAACCCTTTTTTTGGCAATCCTGATGATATGCCTTTTGTTTCTGCTTCTATTTTATTTCCCATTTTAGCTTTGTTTCTTATATCCATAAGAGAGTTTAATGTTTCCATTGTATTTATAAATGCTGGTTACATTGTTGCACCGGCTGAATTTGCCTTTGCTGTTGCAGGTTGACCTGATACACCTATATTTCCTGCTGGTGTTGATGCATCGAACTTTCCGGCAAGTATTGGATTTATTCCTGCAGATTTCATGTCTGCCATGCGTCTTGATACCGCTGAATTAGACATAGTTTCCTGAAAGTTTCTATTTATCTGTGCTTGATTTGCTGAGAATGTTCTACCTATCTGAGCTTGCTCTGCACCAAATTCTCTTGCTTTACCTGCCTCAGCCGCTTCAAATACGTTTCTTGCTGATGCTATTTCTTTGTTTGCTACATTTGCCTCCCCGGTAGCCAAAAACTGGCCTACTCCGGGAATCGCTGATGCGCCTGCTGTTAGTGGGTTTGCTCCACCTAATATTGACCATCCCATAATTTTTCTCCTAGAAGTGGTCTATCATGCCAGGTACACCAAAGGTTGGCATAGGACGTGCGCATTTTAGATTTATGTATGTATCTACTATGAAATGTGGCTCTGATGGTACTTGAACTACTCTATCCCATACTGAATTTGTTGAACCATCTTCCTCGATGAATGCCTGGCCTAATGCCGGTAATGTTGCGAAATCTTGTGATAAATGCCATGGATCTAGTGAGTTAGTTGCGTCTGATTGGAATAATCCTGATATTTGACTTGGTTTATATCTATATTCTGAATATCGTTCCTGGTACCCAAATACAAGATCATCGTTTGCGGACCCGTCGCAGTATATTTCCTTATTTAGAATTTCCTGCTCGCCAAGATGTGCGAGAGATGGCCAGTATATATCGTATCGGGTAGATTTTGATAACTCTCTACGTAATCCTTTTTGATATGTGAGATCTGCTCTTACTGACATTAATCCCATTACTATTCCATGTTCTACGAATGATTTAGTAAATCCATGGCCATTGATTGATGCTGTTCCCATTGCTGCTAGATCACCTACACCTGTAGCTGAACCGTCTGTCGTACCTGCCTGCTGTGCTATAGGACTGATATTGATAGGAGAAGAACCGCCACCGAGATACTCAGGACGATAGCTAACGTCGTAAAAGTTAACGCCAAAATGATTTCTAACCAGTTCACTGTATCTTGTACCTCCTCTAGCATCGCGTTCTAATAGTTTTTGAACCTGAAACGCTTCACGTAAGTCATTTATTGTGGCAGATGTTGCATTTGTTAAATCTACTCTTGGAATTGGATATGTACCTGTTGCATCATATTCCATCCATAGTTGACCTGTGCTGTTAGTTACGAATTCTAAACCATCTGTATAATCTCTAAATGCACCACCATTTTCTTGTACGTTTGTTCGTCCACCTGCAGTTCCCGTTGAATAATCGCCAATACCTATAACTGGTGCTTCTGTTCCTAATGGTAATGATACGGCATCGCCTTTTTGTGGCCAGGGTAATGCTGAAGTAAAGTAATCATGCCTTTTACCTCTACGTTGTAATATAAACCCATCAGTAACAGGTGTATCTGGACCATCGTCAGTAGGTGGTGATAACGAATCGATTAGATTTTGATCCCGAAACCACTCGTCATATATTTTCGCATAAGATCTGAACGGTAATGAACTGATACCTACATCCGTTCCATCTATACCCGCGGGTACTCCTAAATAATTCATTAACGCACCAACTTTTCCTGCGTTAATTGTTAAATCAGGTTCTGGATCTGATATATAAGTAGATACATTTTCCGGTATTTGGAAGTCTATTGAATCCGAAGGATCTACTTGTTCGCCAAAGAATTTTTTACTGTTTTCCCAAATTAATCGCATAGGCACAAAGAAGAAGTGAGTATCTACATATGCGTTATCCATTAACGGAAATAGTGGTGTTGCCATACGTGCGAATGCTGATACGTTGCAGTTGAATGTATCGCCTGGTAATACATCATCCCAATAAAATGGTACTAACCATCCTGCATCCATTGTGAATTTATGACCATGCGATCGATCGAATTGTGAGCGAGGTGCCTGTATTGATGGTGCCTGGCTAAAGTTATGTGTCATTACTGATTTCATATTCATATTTACATTTTCCCCTGCAAACTATGCAGTATTTTATTTTTATTAGTCCTGTTACTTTTATATAAGGGAAAGGGGCAAAAAGCCCCTCCCACACCATTATAGACATCTAATCGCTTTGCTTTTTTAGCATTTCTGGTAGTTCTGTTACATTATTGGTTTTTATTTCGAAGCCTGACTTGAGTTTAAGCGGTGCTTTATCCGCTGTGATCTGGCCTGAATTGTCGTCGAATCCACCAATGTGGTATAGGACATAATCGTTTTTATGTGCCTGGTCTTTGACCGACTCGGAGAACGCTCGTACTGCAGATGCGTCGTTGATGTCGGCAAATGGTTTATTAAATACTTCTGATACTGTGTCGTAGATTGTGTATAAATTTAAGAACATTATAGACTCCTTTTGAGTTGTTTAAATTGGGCCTTCTTTACTGTTTCACGTGCTGATAGAGCAGGGCCCTTATTCTCTATTTGCATGATTTCTTGTGATAATTCTCGACCGGCTTTTATGTCATCATACATGTCGGGATCGATGTTTTGTAGGTAGCTATCATAGTATTTAGGGGGTTGCATTCGCATTCCCCTGATTGTTGTAAAATCCTTTGGGTATACGTCTCGTGTATAATTAGCAATCCAATTATGACCAATGCCAGGACGACGGGACATTGTAGAGTACTCTGGCAATACTTCAATAATTTCTCCAGTAATGTCATTAACCCGTTCATACGGTTTGAGTCCTGTTTTTTTGTTTACTTGATCCTTTAGTGGGCCGTTGAGTTTTTTCATACAATACCTGGCTACATAGCCTGCTGATTCGAATGATACAGTTCCTATGGTTACGAATCCTTTTTTCCATATTTTTTCGAGTGTTGGGCTTGTGTATATAGGCTCACCGCTAGGAGAGTCGAATAGATAGACCCAATCTCCGAAGTTGAATCCGAATATGATAGCGTGGTAATGAGGTCTGTTGGTGTTATCACCGTATTCTCCGCAGTGATAATATCTGAGTTTTTTGTTACCTGCATGTTTTCTTAGTCTCTTTATAAATTTTTGGAAATCCGATTTAATAAGCGTTCCATCAGGCGGTATATTTTCGTCATTATATGTGAGCGTAATAAATATATTATCGGTGTGAGTACTTGCTTCATGTACTATCCTCATTGCCCATTGTCTAGATCTTTCTAATTTGCATCCTATGCATTGTCCACATGGTAATTTTAGTGGATCGCCGTTATTTTTTTCATCGAATCTTATCTGACCCTGGCTGTCGCGATAGGCCGTGAGTGGATGAAAGCACGCCATTCATTTATAGTCGTGTTCCGCCACGCATTGGGCGGGGTTTTGTGTTCATGCGGTTTGTACCTGCATTTTTTTTGAATTTACGTTTTGATGAGCCTTTGCTCATTTTGTATCGTTTACCCATTAGTATCCTCTCTATTTCTTCTAGTCTTAGATCTCTATTAAATTTTGCATGATATCTTTGAATAACCTTTTCAGCTCTTTGCAGATCTTCTTGATTCATAATGACTCCTCGTTATGTTGTGATTATTATAATAATCTTTTTTTTAAGCTTTGTAAAG